TGGGTTTTATAAGAATCGCACTGAATTTATTAATCGGCATGTTATTTATAGTCGCTTCTCGAAATATCCAAAAGTTGACAGGTATGTAGACCTCGCTAGATTATTTAAATTACGAGAATCTATATTAGTCAATATGCATTATACCAAACGAACCATATCTCATGAGAATAGTGTTCCTGTTCCATTTGACCGAGATCTATTCAATAAGGTTTTGATAACTCGATGGAATGTATTTGAAAACAAGCCAATTGTCAACATTTCAGAAATGTGTTATCTCTTAAGAAAAGTAGTAAACAGCGACCCACGACGCTTGGATATTCTTGGACAGCTAACAGAGAAACATCCAAAGACAATCATATTTTATAACTTTGATTATGAGAGAGACTTATTGTTAGAACTTGGTAAGAAACTGAATCTTCCAACACGACAGTGGAATGGTCATAAACATGAACCCATACCCGATACTGACAGATGGATGTATATTGTTCAGTATGCTGCTGGAGCAGAGGGTTGGAATTGTGTCGAAACCAACACTATTATATTTTTCTCACAAAACTACTCATATAAAGCAACAGTCCAGGCTGCAGGAAGAATAGACAGATTAAATACTCCGTTCACAGATTTATATTACTACTATCTTAGGTCAAACTCCCCCATTGATATGGCCATCAAGAAGGCGTTTGATAATAAGAGAGATTTCAATGAAAGTCGTTTTATGATGGTCTAATCCGTTCGCGTGAAAAACGCAGCCTATAATAGAAGGGGTAGAATACGCCTTTTCTATTTATTTTTCGCGAAAGGAGGCCATCCTTAATGACAGCAGAAGGCAGATTTAAAACCAACCTAAAGCACGAATTAGAAGAGATGTTTCCTGGATGTATTGTTTGTCACCTAGATGCAAATGAGATTCAGGGCATACCGGACCTTCTAATTTTGTATCAAAATAAATGGGCAGCATTAGAAGGCAAGAAAAGTTTAAATGAGCCATATCGTCCGAATCAAGAATACTATATTGAGCTCATGGATAACATGTCCTTTGCCGCAATGATATGCCCCGAAAACAAGGAGGCTGTCCTTTATGAACTTCAACAAGTATTCCGACCTAGTCGGACTTCACGCATTTCTCGGCGCTAGCAATTATCACTGGCTTAATTATGATGAGCAAAAGGTTGTTGATGTATATCGTAAGCAGCAAGCTATTAAGAGAGGAACCGAATTACATAATTTAGCTTGCGATTTAATAAGGCTTGGTGTTAAGCTTCCAGAAACAAAGGCAACCCTTAATCGATATGTCAACGATGCAATCGGATTCCATATGACTCCTGAACAAATTCTATATTACTCCCCCAATGCTTTCGGCACTGCTGATACCATTGACTTCAGACAGAACGTCCTTCGAATCCATGATTATAAATCTGGAGAGTCAAGGGTGTCAATGAACCAGCTTTTAATATATGCGGCCTTATTCTGTTTGGAATATAAAGTTAGGCCAAATGAGATTGACACAGAACTTCGCATCTATCAATCGAATGATATTGTTGTATTAAACCCCGACCCTGAATCTATATTTGGAATAATGGAGAAGATAATAAGGTTTGACAAACTTATTGAAGACGTTAAATTAGGAGGTTAAGCCTTATGAGTGAATTAACACACTACGGAACACCAAGACATTCAGGGAGATATCCTTGGGGCTCGGGCAAGACCCCCTATCAAAGAGCCAAGCGTTGGCGTGATCATATTCAGGAAATGAAAGACCAGGGTATGAGCGATACCGATATAGCTAAGGCCGAAGGTATAACGACCACTCAACTAAGAGCTCGCTTATCTATAACTAAGGATGAAATTAGAGCAGCCAATGTTGCGAGAGTTCTTGCAATGAAGGATCGTGGATATTCTAACATGGAGATAGCTCGTCGAATGAGCGACGAAAACAAAACATGGAATGAATCGTCCATTCGCGCATTACTTGACCCAACTTTAGCCGAAAGGTCGACCATTACTGCGACAATAGCTAAGATGTTAAAAGAACAAGTCGACCAAAAACGATTTGTTGACGTCGGAGCTGGCGTTGAACAGTATATCGGCGTCAGTGCCACAAGACTCAATACAGCCCTCGCCGAGCTAAAGGAACAGGGATATCAGATTCATCAAGTTAATGTCCCTCAAGTCGGCATGCCCGGTAAGTTCACTGTTATGAAGGTTCTTGGCGCCCCTGATACAGAGTGGAAGGAAGTCGTTAAGAACCCATATTTGATTAAGGAACTTGGCATTGTGTCAGACGATTATGGAAGAAGCTTTCAGAAAAAGGAGTTTGGGCCAATTCAAAGTGTTGACGCAAGTCGAGTTAAAGTTCGTTATGGTAGTGAAGGTGGGAGCGACAAGGATGGAGTTATTGAACTTCGTCGTGGTGTTAATGACCTTGATTTAGGTGGCTCCAAATATGCCCAAGTTCGTATAGGAGTCAATGGTACGCATTATCTTAAAGGTATGGCTATCTATAGCGATAATATGCCGGATGGCGTTGACATTATATTTAACACTAATAAAAGCAACACTGGAAACAAACTTGATGTACTTAAGAAGATGAATCGATTACCTGACGGTACAGTCGACCTCGAAAACCCATTTAGTGCAACTATAAAAGATAATGGTCGACGCGGTGCACTAAACATTGTTAATGAAGAAGGTGACTGGGATACCTGGTCAAGAACCCTGTCTTCTCAAATGCTATCAAAGCAGAACCCTTCCTTAGCCAAGAGGCAACTTGACCTTAGTTATAAGGAAAAGTTAGAAGAATACGAAGAGATAATGTCACTGACAAATCCTGTTGTGAAGAAACAACTTCTTCTGTCTTTTGCTGATGATTGTGATTCATCCGCTGTTCATCTTAAAGCGGCTGGTCTTCCACGTCAGGCATCGCAAGTTATATTACCAATACCCGACATTAAGGAAAGCGAAGTCTATGCACCAAACTTTCGTAATGGCGAACGAGTTGTTCTTATTCGTCACCCTCATGGAGGAACATTTGAAATACCAGAGTTAACGGTTAACAATAAATCTAAATCTGCACAAGCTATTATGAAGAACGCTAAAGATGCTATTGGCATACACCCAAATGTTGCTAAAAAGTTATCTGGTGCGGACTTCGATGGTGACAGTGTTATTGTTATTCCAAACAATAGTGGTCTTGTCAAATCTTCGGCGTCACTTAAGGCCCTTAAAAACTTCGATCCAATAACGGCATATCCTCCATATGACGGAATGAGAACCATCGACGGGGGAACATACAATGCCAAGACTAGAGAAGTTGATTATGGCAAAACTGGTCCAAGAACGCAGACTAAACAAACTAAGATGGGCGAAGTGTCTAATTTAATAACCGACATGACCATTAAAGGCGCCAATCTTGATGAAATAGCAAGAGCGGTCAAACATTCAATGGTTGTTATCGATTCAGAAAAACATCATCTTAATTATAAACAATCCTATGTTGATAACGGCATTGCTGCTCTATCGGCTAAATATCAAAGAAGCAGTCGGGGCGGAGCCTCAACCCTAATTTCACAAGCTAAATCAGAGATTCGTGTTGATGAGCGTAAAGAAGGAGCCTTTGTTGGACCTGTCAGTAGCAAAACTGGTAAACCAACTAAGCTATACATCGATCCTGAAACTGGCAAGAAACTGTATACATATACTGGCACCTCATATGAGAAGCTTGTTAAGATAGTTGACCCAGAAACAGGTAAAGCAGTTATAAATCCTGACACAGGTAAACCCATGTATAGGGCTACTGGAAAGATAGTTAAAAGACAAACTACGTCTACAAAGATGGCAGAGACAGATGATGCTTTTAGTCTATCCTCAGGCACGCAGATAGAGAATGTGTATGCCTCCTATGCAAACTCGTTAAAATCGCTTGCCAATAAGGCAAGATTAGATACTCTATCTATAACACCAACACCTTATAGTCCTTCTGCTCGTAGAACATACGAACCTGAAGTAAGGCTCCTCGAAACAAGACTCAGTATAGCAAAACGCAATAAACCAATTGAGCGTCAAGCACAAATACTTGCAAATAGCATCATAGAAAGAAAGAAACTCGCCAATCCTTATATGGATGACGATGATTTAAAGAAAGTCAAAAACCAAGCTTTAGCAGAAGCTCGTACAAGAACCGGTGCTAAAAAGAACTTAATAGAGATTACGGATAGAGAATGGGAAGCTATACAAGCTGGTGCTGTTAGCTCTTCAACCCTATCTGAAATCATTCAGAACGCCAGTCTTGATAAGATTAAACAGTTAGCTACCCCGCGCCCAACTACTCTAATGAGTCCCACTAAGGTTGCTCGAGCTAAGACAATGTTGAATTCAGGCTTAACTCAAGCTGAGGTAGCAGAAGCTTTGGGCGTGTCAACGTCTACACTATTCAAGTCCTTAGAAGAATGAAAGGAGAATCGGTTACATGAGTCAGAGTAATAAACAAAACCCCCAACTCGAATCGGATGTCGTTTACATGCTCACAACAACTGACAATCCTTTCGATCCTTTCACACAATTCAAAGAATGGCAACAATTTGACGAGTCTAAAGGTTACTTCACTTGTGAGTATTTGGCAAGAATAGTTAAGACTAGTCCCGAGTTATCAGAGTCGGAAGAAGAGTATGCAATTCAAGAAGCGATAAAAGAGATTGTTCAGTTGAACGTTCTTGGAATCTATAAGAGGGTGTCAAGATAAGGGGAGGGGGTCGTAGAAATACACCCCCCTCTGTCAT